CAGGGCATTCTTGGCGCCCTTAGTGGCCTTAATCGTGTTCGTGATCGCGCCGAACAGGGCGCCGCCGAAGATGCCGGCCGCCGCGCCCGCCGCGGCTGCCGCTGCCACAAGCCCGCCGGCGACGCCAGCGGTCGCGGCAGCAATCGGGATGATGGCGGGTCCCAGGCCAAGAATCGCATTGGTGATGGACGTCAATTCGCGGGTGACAGTTGACCGGGCTTTCGCCCAGCCGCTCTTGAAGTTGTCCTGAACTTGTTGCATGTGCCGACGCTCCGCGTCGAGCTGCGCAGCCAATACCGCCCGTCGGCGGGCTAGCTCCTGCCGCCAGGCCTCCTCCCGCATGCTCAAGCTGGCTGCCAGCTCCCTGCGCTGCGCGGCAAGGCGGGCCGCCGCTTCCTGCTGGTCCAGTCGCGCCTGTGCCGCGGCGGTCGTAGCACGCAAACGGTTTTGCCTGCGCTCCTCCTCATCGAAAGCGGCGACAGCTGCGCGAGCCTGAGCAATGCCCGTGCTGCTGAACCGACTATTGATGTTGAAGTTCAAGCCGGTGACCGTGGCCACGACGCCCCCTGTCTAGTCGTCGTCGCCTTGTTCGGAGGCGCGCTGGTGCAGCTCGTTCGGGCGGGGATAGCGCTCCGGTTCGGGTGCCGGATTGTTCGGGTTCTTCTTGTCCGTGAAGTGCGCGGCGCCAAGAAGCCGATTCATGTACTGAAGCTGTTCATGGATATTCGCGAGCGCCTCGCTGTCATACGACCGGTCGACGGGGCCGGCGTGCCGCTCGTACGCCTCCCACTCGGCAAGCTCCCGGGAAGTGTGCCGGGCGAGCACCTCATCCACGGGCATCCCGAACGCGAGGGCTAGTCGGAAGTAGAGTCCTCGCTCGGGGCGTCGTCGAAACCCTCGGTCAGCTCCTCAACATCAGATGCAGAGAAGCCGTTCATCTTCTGACAGGCGTCGAAGACCCTGCCCAGAGCCTTCGCGGACTTCTTGCCGAGGGCCTCGATGTCCTTCGCGTTGAACATCACTTCGCCCGCTTCGGTGACGATGCACTGAGCGACCATGCGAGCGCGGAAGTTGGCGAGATTCTGCTTCGTCTTGTTCCCCTTGGTCTCCACCATGGAAGCCTCAAACTTGTCCCGCTCGGTGCCGGTGAGCATCCTCAATCGCACCTCGCCACCCCACTCGGGAACAGGGATGTCCTCCGTCTCAATGTCCTTGGCGTCAAGGATCTGATCACGGGAAAGCAGCATCGCGGGTACCTCTCGATCACGGGTAATAGGAACTCGGGGTAGACACCCCGGCGAATCGGGATAGGATCCGCCCATGGCTCTGAAGACAGTTGTTATCTACGAAGACGACCTCACCGGCAAAGAGTCGGATGAGGTGCAGGCCCACGCGTTCACGCTGGACGGCGTCGGCTATGAAATCGATCTCGCACCGGAGAGCTATGACCTGCTCTTCGAGGCGCTTAGCCCGTTCATCGAGAAGGGCCGCAAGACAGGGCGGGTAAAGGGAGCGCCGAAGGCACGCAAGAGCGAGGACGGCGCAAGCGCGGAAGACATCCGCACGTGGGCGCGTGAGAGGGGCATCGAGGTCAACGACCGCGGCCGTGTCCCCGCCACGATCCGCGAGCAGTACGAAGCCGCCCACTGACCACTAAGAAAGCCCCCGGCGCCGTGCCGGGGGCTTTGCTATGTGCGGGCCAGCCGGGGTACCCGCGGACCCCGACCGACCCGCTCGATCAACCGCGGCCAGCCGCGGCGATCGTCCTGGCGGCGTCGTCCAGCACCTGCGTGACGTCGCGCTCGATCTGCGGACGGTGCCCAGCGATCGTCTCGCGGAACCAGCTGCCGCCCGTCGACTGGTGCACCCAGACATGCCGGTTGCCGTAAACGGGGTGGCGCCAGCCGCGCTTGTCGTCCAGATACTCGGGGAGCTTCCGTTCCTGCGGATCCCTCATACCCGTGACGATGCGCACGCCCAGTCCGCGCCCTACGCCCGCCTGAATGCCGACACCACGCGCTACGCGGCCCCTCAACCCGGAGTGCTTGACGCCGCGGACGGGGAGGGCGAGGACGCGTTGCTTGGCGTCCTCTGCGGCCGGCTTCGCGGCCTCCCGCAGCCCCTTGCGCAGCTTGTCGGGAAGCGTCCGGTCGATCTCCTTGAGCGCGATTGCAATGCGCCGCCACTCGTTCCCGAGATGGACGTTATAGGTAGCGCGACCGGAAGCCATTAGCTTGTCGCCATCGCGATACCGGTCCGCTGTGCCGGGAACGTCACCTGAGTCTCACTGAGCGAGCCGACGTCACCGGAGAGCGGCTGGTATTCGAGCAGGATGCAGGTCGCCGTGTACTTCGGGTTCGTCACGCTGACGGCCGAAGACGTGGGCCGAACCTCGACCGTGAACTCTGTCTCAAGGTTGTAAAGAGGATAGAGAGTCGCGTTCACCTGCGCGGTTGCGAAGTCCTGCTGAAAGTTGATGACGAAGTTGTCATCCTTCAGGCCGGCGACGCGCTCGCGGCCGGAGCCACTGAAGTTCGTAGTCTCGACTTCATCCTTCGAAAGGTTGACTTCGACGGATGAGACATGGTCCGAGAAGTTCACCCCGTTCACGATGATCGCGCAATCCCTCAGCACTATCTTGGCCATCGCTAGCTTCCCTTCTCGTCGGCCAGCTGCGGCCGTGCCAGTTCTTTAATCCGCTTCACGTGCCCGGCCTCGATAAGCGCATGTTCCGCGGCATCGGTGAGACACAAAGTGACCTGCTCGCCCTTGCTCTTTCCGCCGACTTCCCGCGGGCCGATGACCTCGTAAAGGCGATCGGTCGGCTCTTCCCTGGCAGGCAAAGACCGCCCAAGCGATGGATCTGCCGGGCGGTCTTGGATGGGAAGCGGATTGAGAGCAGGGCTATTCGCCCTCGCCATTAGGTCATCGCCTCACAACGGCCATGGTGATAGCCGGGACCTGAACCGTCGTAGTGATGGTGGCCAGGCCGGTAACCGCGTCAAGGTAGGACCGGTAGAGCGGAATCCACTTCTCCTGCATGGTCACGCTGCCAATCGCGAGCGTGTACGTCTTGTTCGGCGCCGTGTCCCCGTTTTCGAGAACTTGCTTGCCGACGACGACCACATCAACCGTTGCGGTATGAGTACTGCGATAAATCGCAAACAGCTGGTCGCCGACTTCCGTCGTGTCCGACGCAGTGACCGCGGTAAACGTAGGGGCAGTGCCCGCAGGCACAATGACTTGAGTTGTCCTGAGGGACATTGCTGCCTCTCCTTAGTTGCTGGGGGTTCGTACAGTGATCCGCAGGACAGCGCCCACGTGTGCGATACCGGCTGACGCGAACGCGCCGCCGTAGTCGGTGATGCCTTCGGGGGTCACGTCCGTGCCATCGGCAAGACCAATAGCCGCGTTGCTGAAAAGGATCTGACAGACACTCTTCGGGCCCTTGCCCGTCACGTACTGGTCAAGCTTCTGCTGCGCCAATGCGCCGTCAGTTCGGCCAACAAGGATGTACAGATCGAGCGTCCATTCATCCATGCCGCGACCGAAGGCCCCGTTGAAATTGCAGGCATAACCCGACACCGTGGGCGGCGCGGGCATCACGACTACGGCGGGCAGCTGCTGGACATCAGACACTTCTGAATAGACGTTCAGATCCGAGATGGCTGCCTTGAGTGTCGCCTTCAGGGCGGCCCGGATCTCTGTCAGTGACGCCATGTCACCTCACTAGGATTGGGTCCCTGACGTAGGGCGCTAGCTTTGCCTGAGCCATCCGGTTATCGCGAACCCGGATCACCCCAAAAGTGTCGAGTCCGGCAACGCCAAAAGGCGCATCCTTGATCTGGAAGGTCTCGGACGCCAGGATCAGGCAGGCTTGTTTCACGGGAGTCGGGACCGCGGTCCAACCCCACTTAGCGGTGACGCTGGTATTCGCCGGATCGAAGCTGAGGATCGATCCTTCCGCTACGTAGATCTCGCAATACGGCCAGCCTGTCTGTCCGCTCACGATCCCGTTGCGCGGGTACAAGGTGTAATCCGGCGCAGACCACGTAACGCCGCCCGACTGCACGACCAGGGTTGCCGCGTCATAAAAGTCATCGACGGCAACCCAGTTCGTCAGCGTCGACCCCTCGCGCATCGTGAAGATTTCCATAGCGCCATACGTGCGGGCCGTCGCAGAAGACGCCTGATTGAATTGGCGATTGCAGTGCGTTTCAATCTCGCGGCTCACCGACGCAAGAGCATCCGTCAAGATCGTGTCGTACATCGTGACGTCGCTGTCAATGCTGCCCTGCATGTACGCCTTGAGCTGCGGGAGCGTGGCATAGCTGTCGCCCAGGGGCATTAGTCAGACCCCCGTCCGAAGCACCTTCGCGTTCTCCGTGGCGGCAGCGACGATGCCGTACAGCGCTTCACCGACTCCGAGCACGATCGGCCACGGGAGGCTCGCGCCTGCGGCGAGCGAATAGCCCGTAGCCGTCGTGACGCCGGAGCCTCCGAGGAAAATCGGCTGCGCTCCGGCATTCGTCACGTAGATCGACTGGCCGGAGATGTTGTCCGTATCGGCGCCGCTCAGGAGCGTTGCCGTAGTCGCAGCAGCGACGACGGCCCCAACAACAGCCACGGCCTACCGCCTCTTGTTCTGAGGCGGATACATGGCCTTGTTCTCCGCGGGCGTCGCCTTCTTCACGGCCGGCGCGGCTGCCTTCTTCGGCTCCGGCTTCGTGGCCGGCTGGACGGCGCCCAGGCGTTCGGCCTCTTCGCGCGACACCAACATGCCGGGCGTCCAGTGCAGCCACCGCGCCTCGGGGTCGGTGTCGGGTACGACCCGGTCGCCGTCCTCGGTAAGGCACCAGTGCTGCTTGATCGTCACCCATGCGTCGTCGTCGCTCACGTCAACTCCAGATAGGCGATGACGACCGAGCACACGCCCGCCGTGACCGCACCCGCAGCGATGACCAGGCTGATCGCCCGCTCCGCCGTGGCCTTGACCAGGTCGGCATCCGAGGCGTCAAGAAGCAGGCGCTTCACGCCCGTTGTCGAAATGACGGCCGGCGAGGCGTTCGTCAGGGCAGCCGCGCGCAGGTCACCCGCGGTCTGCAACGTGAGCGCAACCGTCGTGGTCGTCGTCGGCGTAAACGCCGTCGTGACCTCTACGAAGGCGTCAAGGACAATGGCCCCGGACGGGACCGTGTCGCCACGCATCGTGATGGTGCCGATGGCGCCAGCATCGGTGGCGAAGTCATAGAACGCGCGCGCAAACTTAGTACGGCCGACGAAGCTTCCGGAGCCGACCTTGTATGTGCCCGGCTGGATATTGGGCATGACGTCAATCCTTTCAGCCGGTTACGGCTAGTTTCCGGGCATGACAAGGGGACCAGACGCAATGCCCGGCCCCCTTGTCGATGGCGAAGATGATCTAGAGACCCGTGACCGTTCCAAACGCCTTCGGGCGGTAGTGAACGGCCGCTGCCCGCATGTCCGCCCGAATGGCGAGCTTGCCCTGAACAAACAGAGATCCATGGCTGTTGCTGACCTGAACGTCCAGGCCGCGGCGCACGGAAAGCTCGGCGAAGTTCGTGTAGTCCCCGAGAACAACCTTGGTCGACGTCACGGCCGTGGTCTCCACGACGGGAATGCCCCACAGCGTGTAAGGGCCGACCATCGACGGGTGACCCCAGATGTACTGACCGTCCGCGGTCTTCAGGAGACGAACGCTCTCCCACTTGGACGGCGCAATGAACATTACCGAAGGCTCGGCGAATCCATTGTCCCTCACCTTACGGGCACAGCGATATACCGCGTCCGGAATGGAGTCAACGCCCAGGGCCTGAGTCTGAATACCCGTGACATTTTCCGTACCGCGGAGGGCGGGGGACGTGCCGCTTCCGACCAGCAGCTGCGAATCCAGCTTGCTCTGAATCATGAACGGAAGACGGTTGTTCACGTAGCCCTGCGCGCGCGGCTCGTCCTCGAACTGCTCGTCAGTCACCGGAATCCAAATGGTGATCTTCCGAACCGGCTCCTGCCGCTCGGTCAGAGCAAGCTGCGCCTCGAAGTAGGTTCCACCCTCGATGACCTCACCCGCGAGTCCGTCGGACGTCGGGCTTGCCGAACCGTCCAGGGAAGCGAGGGTGGTTTCCTCCATGTACACGATGTTGGACATCGTGGTAGTGGTCTGGGGGAAATAGGCCGCGACCTGCACCGCGGGACGCAGCGGCTTGTACTCAAGGCGACCGGTGCGCAGGTCTTCAGAGTCCCAGCCGGCGCCCGTCTCCATGAGCGTCTTCAGGTGGACGTCCAGCGTCGCGACCGGACCGACACCCGAGCCCGGGGTGTAACCCTTGAATGCCTGGGACTCGGCAAACGCCTTGCCGATGTCGCGAACGCCGCGACCACCCTTGCGCTCTACCTCGCGGTCATCGCCCTTGGCGCCGTCGCCTCGCTCCGCGCCCTCTTCGTCGCGCTTCGACGCAGCCGCGGCGCGGCCGACCACGAGATACTCATCAACCTTCTTCTTGCGGTCGATGATCTCTTCGTTCATCTTGCGGATTTCATCGACCTTTGCGGTCGTGTCACCCGCAAGAGACTTGACCTTCGACATGTCGTAGTCGGGGCCGGCCTCAGTGAGCACATCCGCAAGCGACTTGCGCACGGCATCGAGCTTCAGCTGAGCTTCCTTCAGTGCCGGAAATTCTACAATCCGGTCGCTATCGTTATACATGGCTCTCCAGGGCATGAAAAAAGCCCCCGGGTCGCGGAGGCTTTGAAAGGACGTTTCTCTTACAGGTCGTTGATCAGCGCGAGCGACTGCATATACAGCGAGGCCTTCTCTTCGGCGCTCGGCTCGTTCGGCTCGGCATCATCAACGGGAGTTGCGAGCAGGACGTTAAGCCGCTTCAGGTCATCCGCGATCCAGCTAAGGAGATCGGCGGAACCCTGCGACATGCCCTTGCCCTTCTGCGCCCGGAAAGCCATGACTTCCGCTGCACGATCAATGAGGCTCGACACGTTGGCCATGACGTCTATGGCCTGGTCGGCGAACCTCTGCCTGCCCTTGATGTCGCCGTCAGCTGTACGCAGCTGCGGCGGTTCCCGGTCGGCGTCGGACAGGTGCGCCGCCAGATGCTTGTAGACGGCGTCACGGTCCTTCTCGGGTACGCCCGAGTCACCGTGTGCGCCGTTGAGTTCCGCGATGCCCTGAAGGCACGCACGAAGATTGGCCGGCCCGTCGACACCGTGATGGTGCGCGAACCGGTACGAGTCCTTCAGCTCAGGGTCCCCGTCAGGGTCGACCCACGCGAAGACAGTGCGCAGCTGGGACGGCCGCGCGTCGTCGGCAAGGCCCTTGACGGTCGCGGCGCCGTCCCATGCCCGGGTCAGGGTGTCGGTCTCGGTATAGGGGATAGGGCCGCGGACCGCGGTACCCGCCTTCGGCCTGTCGTCGTCGGTCACGTCGCGTCCCTTCGTGGACAGGGTCCTGGTCCCGATACCGGCGCCCAGCAGAACGGGCGACACCTCATGCACGGTCACGCTTTCGAGATAGCGCACCGGCTGCTTGTTCTCTTCGCCGAAGCTGTACTTGTTGATATCGAAGCCGTACGACCATTCACCCAAGCCATCCGCCGCAAGTTCCTTGACGGTAAGGAAGGTGTCGCGGCCGTGCGTCGTGTCCATGAAGAACTGGCCATCAAGAATGGCCTTCTTACCCTTCACGCGGATGACGCCCTTACCCACGGGCAGTTCGCCATCCCACGACCCGTGACCGTACGCACTGATACTCACCGGCGCGCCATCCGTAAAGGCGTCCTCGCGCGTATAGTCCCCGTCATGGTCGACGACGCCCATTGTTGAAAAGACGGCTGTAACAAGTCCCTTGTCCGCGTCCTTGATTTCCAGGCTGCCGGACAGGCTCTTACGCTCCATTGGTGTTGCCTCCCGGCGTTCCGGATGGATCGAGTTGCGGTGGTACGGGTGCGGGCGGGGCGGCGGGCAAGGCAGGCTGCGCAGGTAGAGGCGGCTGCATCTGAACGGACACAAGTCCGGTGTGATGGCCGACCAGGGCGCTTATGTCTTCCGCCAAGAGCGCCTGCACCGCTGCGTCCGGCTCAAAGCCCGACTTGATCATTGCGTCCAAGGTGTTGGCCTGGACTCGGAGAATCTCCGCACGGTCCTTCGAGTCCTCGCGCAGAAAGGCGATGTCCCGGTCGTCGTACCAGAGGCTTGCGCCGCCCGGCACCGTGACCAGGTTTTCGAGACACGCGGATGCCATACGCCACAACGGGCGTATGGTCCCGTCGGCGAAGCGCCGCCGGGATGCAGCGAAGTTGTTGGTGTTCAGCGCGGAGCCTTGCAGCCCTTCGGAGAAGCCGACCCACGAAGGCGGCACACCCGCGGCGGACGCTATGCGCGCCTCGCCCTTACCGACGGTGGCCGTAAAGTCCATCTGCCGGAAGTCGTGCGTCAGCGGTGTGACGTCGGCGCCGCCCTGAAGGAACAGCGTCTTATAGCTGTTCCACGCGCCCTGATGTCCGGCCTTGAACTGATTGACGAAAGAATCGAACTGATCCTTTTGAACATCCTTGTCGAAGCGCACGACCATGTTCGGCACGGCCGCATGGTCAAAAAACGTCTTCTTATGGATCGTTGACGCCGTGTCAGCCTCGATCTCCCGCAGCACGGGAGTCAGCCACGACATACCCCGGAAGCGAGCCACCGGGTCGGGGATCGGCGAATAGTGCGCGACCTCTTCAGGCAGCAGCAACACCGAACCCGCAAGCGGGGTACCCGTGCCCAGAACACCGAACATTCGCGGCTCGTACAGATAGCCGATCACGCGAGCGTCCGCGGCGTAGAAGTCGCCGCTGGACGAACCGATGACCATTGAGACCCAGTCGGGACGCAGGCGCGCGAGACGCAACCCGTCACCCGCGGCTGAGCTGCCGTAGCGCCCCTGATTGTCAACCTTTGTCCAGAAGCTGTTACCGGCCAGCGAGGCATCCTGCTCCATGCGCGCGAGCAGTTCGCCTGTCGTGCCGGTAGGCCAGGGCCTTTCCAGTAGGGCCAGGTCCTGATTCCCGAACAGATCTTGCGGGCGCCCGTTCTTGAACGTCCGCCACTGGAACCGTGCTTCCGAGAAAACCATCTGCCGCGCGACGACACACGAGAAGATCGGACCGTTCCGCTTGAAAGCTCCTTCTACGTAGCCTTCGAAGTTGGTCTCTATCCGCTCCTTGTCGGCGGTGCTCCCCACGGTGAACGCGGGCGCTTCGAGGTCCCAGAAGTTCGGCTGAGTGAAGCTCTTCCGACGCCCCCAGGGGATGAGCTTTTTCCACCAAGCCATCGTTACCCCCATGCGCATCCGGCTTCGACGACTGGCTTATGGACTGTCCGCTGAAGCCCCCATATCGCCAGGGTGGCGGCTTGCAGTGGCGTGATGTCGACGGCTGCCCCCGGCTGGTCCCAGGCCCACAGGCCAGCAGTCACGCGCTTGTCGGCTCCCGCTACGGCGGTCGTCAACGGCACCTGATCGAGATGCACGAGAGTGGGGTGATTGCCGCGGATCGGAACGACGGCGCTGCCGAAGGTCCCGCAGGCCTGCGCGTATTCGCGCACGGTCGGCGAGACGACCTCGATGCCCTTGTTTTCGAGAGTCGAGATCAGTGCGCCGGCTTGGCTCGCCTTGTTGATCACGATGGCTTTCGGCTTCCACCGTTCGGCCAACTCGGCTATTCGCGGGACGATCCAGCGGTCACCGGGGCGGTGATCGAGGACGTCGGACGACGTGATCTCCACGTGCGTCAAGCCGTCGGGGTTCATCCCGGCGACGACGATGCAGCCCATCTTTCGATCCGGCGACAGGTCGACGCCGAACGCCAGATCACCGACGGGCGACGACAGCTGGTCGACGCAGGCCTTCCAGTACGACTCACCGATGACGCGCCACGACTCGCCCTCAACGGGCCAGTCACCGACACCCAGCCGCTCGCGGCTGAACTCTTCCGCGCTCATGCTGCGGCGCTCGGCTTCGATGTGCTCGATGGAGCGTTCCGGGGACCTGGTCCCACCGATGCGGATCCCGAAGCCGGGGTTCGCCTTCGGGTACGACGCGTACAGCCGTGACAGCTGCCTGTCATGTTCGGCTGCATCCCAGCGCGGATCCGGCTTGAAGTCCTGCGCGTCGTGGTCCTCGCAGTCCGGCGGACAGAACTGCCCGCACGGATCGATGGACCATTCCAGGTAGCACAAGCGAGGGTCGGAGCCGCCCAGCCCGCGCGTACGCACGCGACCGAGGGCGGTGGATTCTTTGTTGCCGGAAGATCCCGTGTACCAGACCTGCGGATCGGGCACGGCGGACAAGGTCGGCAGGATCGAGCCGACCGCGCGGTCCGTCAGGATCATCGCCTCGTCCAGGACCAGGCGGTCACAGGTGAAGCCACGCCCGCCGCCCGCAGTACGCGAGCGGAAGCGGAGCCGGCGCAGCGCCCCGTCCCGGAAGACCTCGATGCCCTCTTCACCGTGCGAGCGGCTGACCCGCTTGACCATGCGGTCCAGATCCGGGGTGTTCTCGATCAGGCCCAAGATGCGCTTGAAGGCTTCGAGGGACGTGTCAAAAAGGTGCGCGCTATGGATGCACAGCTCTTCGTCGAAGAGGAACAGAGAGCCGAGTTCGACGGCTTCCAGGACCGCGCCCTTGCCGTTCTGGCGCCCGACGATCAGGCCCACCTCAAAGGCGGACCACGTCCCGTCGGCGCGCTGCCCGAGCGCGTTGTCCAGGACGAAGCGCTGCCAGGGATCGAGAGGCAAGCCCGCGATCTCCGACAACTCCGCGACGTCGGCGCCCGCGCTGGAGACCTGCGGGGGCACGCTGAGTACCCGGGGGGCCTGATCGCCGCGCCCCGGTACGACGACACCGGTCATGCCCCGGTACCCCTGCGCCTGCCGCCCTGGCGGCGTGCGGCGCTCGGGTTGCCGCCCGTACGGCGCGCCATCAGTTCATCGACGCGGGACACGGCGGACGTGTCCGGGATCGACTCCAGCGATTCAAGAACCTTGACCAGGCGCAACGCCAGAGCAGCCGTCTCCGAGCCGTACGAACGCTTCGGCTTGCCGCAGGAGCAGCACTCAAAGCCGCTGTCCATCTCTTCGGCGAGACGATCGCGGATCGCTTCGAGCTGCGTGCGCTTGTCGCCATCGGAGATGGCATCAGTGAACGGGACATCGGTCATCCGGAATCACCTGCCAATGCGAGAGCGCGGGCGTCCGCGGCGATCAGAGAAGACCGGTCTTCAGACCGCACCGACAAGGTGCGGTCGTCGTCGGTGACTTGCGTCGTGCGGTCCTCGGCAGCGACGCGGATCGTGCGCGGCTCTTCGTCGACGACATAGACGCGGGGGCCGGACGTACGCGTCTCTACGTACGCGATGAAGGAGGGCGAAGGGGCGGTGACGGTCAGCACGCCGGAGAACGACACGGCGCCCTGAACGAGCGTCTGGGCGCTTGGCGCGATCGTGGACAGCGCTCCGGGCGCAGCCACGAAGCCAGCCGCGGAAGCGCCGGCTGAGGGCGCCTGGATAGCCATAGGGCCCTGAGCCAGGACCGCGCTCGGCAAAGAGACGACGGGCGCCGGGGCAGCGACCGCGAGCGGGCCGCTCGTCATCGCGTCACCCGACGCCGCCGTCAACGGCGTGGGGGCAGTAACGCCCAGATCTCCGGAGACGGTTGCCGTCACGGCCAGCGCGACGACTGGCGCCGGGGCGACGACTGGCGCCGATCCGGACGCGATGACCTGGCCGGCTGCCGTGACGATCGGCGAGGGGGCGACGGTAACGATGACACCGGGTGCGTCGACCACACCGGACGCGGAGACAACCGGCGACGGCGCCGCGGTGTCGAGATCACCGCTCGCGGTGACGGCGCCAGACGCGGCGAAGGTCACCGACGGGGCGGTGAAGTCCAGCAGATCGGTTGTGCCGCCGACCATGAACAGCACCGGCGACGGGGCTACGACGCGGAACGCATACGGCACTTGGCCATCGGTCGCGACGGCGGGAATCGGCGCAACCGCGTCCAGTACGCCGGACGCGCCGACCGTTCCCGCGGCGTCAGCGACCGGCGAAGGTGCGGTGACGCCCAGTGTTCCGGCAGCGGTGACCGTGGCCGCGACGGCTACCGTCGCCGAAGGGGCGGTCACCGTCAGGGTTCCCGCGGCCGTGGCAGTCGCCGCGATGTCGACGGTTACTGATGGCGCCGTGACGGGGAGCGTTCCCGAGGCGGTCGCCGTGCCCGCAGCGCCGATGGTGACCGATGGCGCGGTGACAGGCAGCGTGCCCGATACCTGGACCGTACCCGCGGCGGCCACGGAGGCTGACGGCGCGACGGCGTCCAGTGGACCCGTCGCGGGGATTGCGGCAACGGGCTGCGCGACGATCGTTGTATACGCGCCTGCGGGAAGTCCGCGACCGAGACGGGCCATCAGTTACCGCCTCCGGGTCAGCACTCCTCGAAGACGATGTACGCGATAGCCGTATACGTGGCAGCCGTGTTGATGCGCAATTGCAGGAACTTCGAAGGCGACACCACGTAGTCACGGCCTAGCGGGAATTGCTTTTCGTACTGACTCGTCGGCCCTATGAGCGCTGCACAAAACTGACGCTCGGTTGTGTTCGTGACGATGGTCGTTGCACCGAACGCGCTTGCGCTGAGACCCATAGTGAGGCTTGAAGACTTCGAGTTGTCACCGACTGGCATGATCGTGCTCGTACTGTGCGCGAGGTTGCCGCCTGAGCCGGAAAAGGTTGTCGCTGCGCTCGCCTGCGCGAGCGTACATACCGTGGGGGCTCCCGCGGCGGTTCCGCTGAAGCTCACGCCCCATTCAATGATTCGCAGGTTTATGGTCGACGGCGGCGCAAGCTGTATCGCTACTTTGGCGCCAGCGGCGTAACTCGTTCC